AAGCGCATCTCTGCCATCAACCACCTTCGCAAGCAGAAGAAGACCATCAAGGCAACAGGCGACCTAGCAATGCTGGTACGGGACTACGTACACAGCGCGGTGCAGGACGGGGATTTGACCCCATCGCTCGCAGAGGGCCTTCGCGCACAGGAAATGATTGACCGACGCCAGGAGAAGGGTGCAGACCGAGAGGTTGCGCTGCAACTTGCAGGAATCTTGGGCGGCGGCGCTACCTACCAGATTATTGAAGCGACAGAAATCAAGCCATTAGGGGTCGGAGAATCGGAGTCATGATTGCGTTCCGCAGCCTTATTGGTACTTTTAGTCGCAGTAAGCCTTGTTCTTCCAAGAATTGCACGTGCAGACCAGCAAGAAATCTGGTGCGGGGGAACGAATCCGTACACGGGGGAATGGCAACTATGGGGTCCGCTCTGGTGGGCGGACGAGCCAGCCGAAGAACTGTGGGTGAGACTGTGCCTGCCAAATCGACCATGGGATCCGATTCCGTGGGAACCGAACCCGACGCCGAGCGCGAGTGTGGAGCCTAGCCTTGAGCCGACACCAGAGCCTACACCCAGCCCGACGCCTGAGCCGACGCCAGAGCCAACACCAGAGCCGACTCCGACTCCGACTGAAGAACCGACGCCAAGTCCTACGCCAGAACCGACTCCTACTCCGACGCCTGAGCCAACGCCACAGCCAACTCCAGAGCCTACGCCAGAGCCTACCCCAACTCCAACTGTAGCTCCAAGTGAGCGACCATCACCAACTCCAACGCGAACTCCAGATCCTAGTCCAGAACAAAGTGGAACGCCGACTCCAAGCGCGAGTCCAAGCGAAGAAGTCACTCCGAGTCCTGAACCAGTTCCAAGCCCTAGCGTGGCTCCTGATGGGCCAGCGGACGCAGTAGCGGAAGCGGTAGGAGAGGCAGTCGAAGCAATCTCAGAAAGCATTGGGGAAGCGGTCACTGCGGTGACCACCCTAGGAAAAGATCTCTCGGTCGAGGAGAAGAAGCAGGCTCAACCAGTTGCGGTGGCAATCATCGTAGGCCAGGTAGCCCAAGCAGCAGCGGCTGCTGTCGCAGCCTCCAACACAGGGAGAAATAAGAAGTGATTACAAGAATTATTAACGATCTAGTCGGTGGGTCTTGGACGATCCTCGGACTTCTCTTCGCAGTCGTGGTGCTACCAGAAGGGGCAACACGAGACACAATGGCATCAATCTTCACAGGGTTGACACTAGTATGGTTCCTGACGGGACCACTACGCTGGAAGGATTAACGAATGCAGTATCGGGTCAAGTCGCAACTCTACGCTGACGCTGAGGCACAGCAGAAGGGCGCCAAGCAGGTGCTGGATGACTGCACTTGGTCATCGTGCGCCGCCGCAGTCTCGTGGGCTTCTGGCTACACGGTCGACTACACCGCTGCCCAGGGCGTTGCCGCGTTTGAGAAGGCGACTGGCCGCAAGGATAAGCAGGGCGTCAGCGACGCTGGCGGCTCACTAAAGGAAGCCGCGCAGACGGTCGCCGTACTCGGTGGACGTGCTCGCTACGCAAAGTCGTGGGCTGATGCCGTTGCCGCTGCCAAGGCTGGTGCCGCACTGATGGTGTGGGTGCAGCAGCCAGTCGGCTACCCAGCAGGCGTAGCGATTAGCAAGTGGCACGACGGTTGGCGACGCTACTGGACCAAGAAAGACGCCAAGAAGATTACTGATGGCTATGGTCATATGACTTCCGCAGGCTGGTGCGAAGACCACGGATGGCAGTGGGCGTGTCCTACTCGTGACGAGAAGGTTGCCGCCGAGAAGTTTGGCGTACCAGTTACCGAAGAGCAGCTCAAGCAGATTGCCAACAGCAAGGTCAAGGCGAAGAAGGTGGCAGTCGATTACAAGTGTTTGCTCATCGTGACGCACCCAGGCAAGGTCGCCGCTCCTGCTCCAGTGGTCGCGCAGGTAGCCCCCACAATCAACGTAGAGGCACCTAGGAAGCCCGTAGAGGCTACGAAAGTAGAATCTGGTACTAAGACACCATCCCAGTTGGATGTTGCGGTAAAAGCCCTGGAAAAGGTCGACTGGGCATCAATCGGAGCAAAGGGTCTGGCTCTGGCAGGAAGCGCGGCTGAGGCCGCCAAGAAGGAGAAGACCACCGTGGGTAAGATTGGCGCATGGTTTAAGTACATCGCAGACAACAGCAAGATTGACGAGATGATTCTTGACGCGGTTCGGACATTCCTGACCGTCAGCATCTCGGTTGCCCTTGGATTGGGCATTCCGCTCCTAGACATCAACGGGGGAGATTTCCGTCTGGTGCTCTCCGCTGGACTCGCTTCGGCGCTCCAGGTTATCGTGAAGGCGCTTGATCCAAGCTCCACAGACTACGGCGTTCAGAAGAAGAAGTAATGCCCGACAAGTGGGTCTATGTCGGTGGAACATTTGATCTGTTCCACTCTGGACACATCAACTTCCTCAGCAAGTGCGCGGAGTACGGCAAGGTAATCGTTGCCCTCAACACAGACCAGTTTGCTGCTCGGTATAAGCGGCGACCAATCCTCTCTCTGGCAGAACGCTACGATGCGCTGGATGCGTGTCGATTCGTGGACAAGGTTGTCGTCAACATTGGCAACGAAGACAGTTGGGTCACCATTGACGCAATGCCGCGTGATTGCACAATCAAGTACATTGCCCATGGTGATGACTGGACTGGCAATAGCCTTCTGACGCAACTCAACATCAGCCAGCACTGGCTAGACACCAAAGATATCGAGATGTTGTACATTCCATATACCGCTGGTATCTCCACCAGCGACATTATAGGGAGAATCAATGGCGAGCATCACCGTCGTGGTAACTGCTCATGCGGACTCGGAGAACCTTGTTCGTATCCTGGAGCTGCTGGGCAAGCAAACCCAGAAGCCTGATGAAATCATTGCTCTCTGCTCTAAGATTAACCTTGAGGGCGTTTGGCAGCGGTTTCCGTGGGTCAGGTTCTACGAAGAACCCAACCTCAACGATTGGGGTCACGACAAGAGGGCCAAGGGGCTTGACCTGGCGACATCTGAATACACCGCGTGGTTCAATCACGACGACTCCTACGACCAGACCTTCATCCAAGAAATGATGGAATCTGCATCAGGTGGCGCAGATGTGATATACTGCGGCTGGAGCAAGAACCACACCCCGTCCTTTGCTCTTGGTCAATCCACTTCTGGCAACTACATTGCGAAGACCAGCTACGCTCGCAAGGCTGGCTACACCGACCGCCACTACGAAGCGGACGGCACCTTCATCAATCGACTGGCCGCACTTGGCGGCAAGATTGAGTTCCTACCCAAAGTCCTATATTCCCACAATGAGGTGAAGTAATGCCCAAGAGTGCTGCATGGCAACGCAAGGAAGGCAAGAATCCGCAGGGCGGATTGAATGCCAAGGGTCGTGCGTCCTACAAGGCGCAAACTGGCGGCACGCTGAAGGCTCCTGTCAAGAGCGGAGATAATCCGCGACGAGCCTCTTTCCTCGCCCGTATGGGCGGTATGCCTGGTCCTGAGCGCGACGAGAAAGGTCGACCGACGCGCTTGCTCTTGAGCCTCAAGGCTTGGGGCGCCAGCAGCAAGACGGATGCCCGTGCAAAGGCAGCCGCGATCAGCAAGCGCAACAAGGCTTGAAGCAACTAGCCAATGAAGTTGCGGTCGATCTGGCTCGTGGTCGCTCTGACATCGAGTTCTTTGCTCGCAGGTGGCTTGGCATCCAGGGGAATCCTGGACAGGTTGCATGGTGGAAGTCCTGCTCCGAGCGCGATGAGTCTGGGTACCGACCGAAATACATCACAACAGTTGTATCCGCTGGGAACCGTGCGGGTAAAACGATGGCAATGGCGGTGGTCTGTTTCCACCACGCCTTGTACAAACTGGGACTTCCAAACCCGAAATATGGTGATCCCAAGTCCCACCTTGCATGGCTAGACTCTCCCTATGACTGGTTCCACATTGGCATCCAGCAGGAGACCGCAGAGCTAGTCTTCCGAGAGATTGAGACCATCCTCACTGGCCAGCACCCCGCCCAAAAAGGTCGTGGTTGCCCGATGGTCACAGAACTTGGTAAGATCGTAGAGACCACCAAGAAGTATCGCGGTGAGTATCCGTGGATCAAGTTCAATCCCATTGTCGGTGGGGCAAGCATCCACTTCCGCACCACACAGGATCGAGCGAAGGCTCTCCTGGGTAAGGACATGAACGGCATCTCCTTTGACGAAGCGGCGTTTGAGCCGCACTTGCTGATGATCTACCAAGAGGTGCTAAACCTACGACGACTCTCCACTGGCGGACCACTCCACTTCATTGGAACGCCGACCGAGGGGTTCAACGAATACGCAGATCTGTGGGAGAAGGGTAACCCAGAGAACCCAGCCCGCGACGACAAGTTCATCTCGTTCCGATTGTCCACTCGTGACAACATCGGCTACGGATTGACCCAAGAGAACTTCGATGATGTTGTTCGCCAGCAGGCTGAGTACCTCATCCCCCAGAACATTGACGGATTCTTCATTGAGGCACGAGACGCATTCTTCTGGTCTCAGTCCATTCAAGCAGTATTCAAATCAGGAGTCGCAGAGTTAGGCCCGACACGTCACCATAAGTATGTCCAGGGTGTAGACCCAGGGATTTCACATGACGCAACGTGGGCGATTACACTCGACATTACTGACAGAAAACTCCTTCGCGGCACGCGGATTAGAAAGCGTGGCGGCAAGCAGAGCATCTCTGCCGTCGTGAACATGGTCCGCGAAGGACATCTCCTCTACCAACAGGACGGTGCGTACTGCACCACCATCGTCGATTCCACAGGACTCGGTGGACGACTATTTCAGCAGGAGTTCAGCATCATCCGTCCGCTCCGAGGGTTTGACTTCGGTGGCACTAAGGCGAAGAAGGTGGAACTCCTTAATGACTTGAAGGCGGTCCTAGACAAGGGACAAATCGAACTGCCAACTGGCGGTGCGTGGGATGAGATGCGAAGGCAACTCCTCACCTACAAATTG